AACTGGATAGTAAACAACTTGCAACTGGTCAAGAAAATCTTTTAAATATAACTGATTTCTTAGCACGGCCTATTGAGTTAGCAACTTTAGTTATGATACCAGGTAATTCTTTGACTTACTCAGTCGACTTGTGGGATGCGTTTACTTTGGAGCCTTCGATAAGGTCTAAGTTACGCAATTATGCTTACTTGTCTGGAGATATGAATGTTAGGATAACTGTATCAGGTACTCCATTCCATTTTTCTCAATTGCTATACTCGTATCAAGCAAAAGCAGATTTTAATGAGACTATGAAGTATCTTGATGGACAATTAGCAGGAGCTGCTAGAATACAAGCATTATCATATTTATCTCAATCCCCTATTAGTGGGACGATTAGAGTTTCTGATAATTGTCCTGTAGATTTAGAAATTCCACTTATTAATCAACAACCTATGATACGGTTGTTTAATAATTCCCCGTTGATTCAAACAGCTGCTCAAAGCTATAATGATGCTGTGGGTATGGGAACTCTATATTTAGCTAGCATTAATAATCTTGGAGCTGCATCGGCTTTGCCTACAAATGTTTCGATTAATATTTATGCTTGGATGACTAACGTTCAATTAGGTGCCCCTACAGGCACTGTGCAGGATATTACGACTGAGGGAGATGAGAGAGAGGTAGGACCTGTAGAGAAAGTAGCTACCAGATTAGCTACTGTTTCTAACTACTTATCGTATATTCCAGAGATTGCTCCGTTCGCTAAAGCTAGTGAAATAGTCTTTAAAGGGATGTCATCACTTTCAGCATTGTTTGGGTTCTCGGTACCAACTATGAATACTGAACCTATCCGTGTTAAGAATGATCCATTTTATAATGGAGCTAACATGATAGGGTATGATACTGGGAAACGAATTGTATTAGATCCTAAACAGGAGCTAACTGTCGATCCAAGTATCGCAGGAATCACTGCTGATGAGCTGAGTTTTTCGTACTTGTGCTCTGTTGACACCTATATTGATACTTTCAATTGGTCTGAACTTGATGCTGCTATGGCTAGTTCTTTGTGGATGGCACCCGTATCGCCAATCCTAGCTAAGAGACAATCTTTAGGTGGTATTCCTATTGACTATTTGGTAGCACCCACTCCGATGATGATGGTATCTCAATTCCATGAATATTGGAGAGGAGATGTAACTTTTACCTTGAAAGTTAATTGTTCGCAATATCATAGAGGAAAATTTGCTGTGTATTATGAGCCAAATATAGCTCAGAATGTAGTGATTGACTCAGCTCTTGATTTGAATAAACAATTCATTCGAGTGATTGATATACAAGAAACTCAAGATGTTACTTTTACTGTTGAATGGGCTTTTCCAAAAGCTTGGGCACGAGTTATGCCTATCGCTGAACTAGGCGATTTAGGAACTGTAGGTTTCCTTGGCAATGACTTGTGGGATTATGTAAATGGATACATTTCTATTGTACCTTTTACGGCGTTACAGTCACCTGACGGATCAGATATTTCAATTAATGTCTGGGTTAAGTCCGATAATATGTGTTTTAATAGGTTAACGTATGTGAATTTACCAACACAACGTCCAGCAACTGAAGGAGAGGAGAAGAGTATAAACTTGTCACTTAATCCATCAACTGCATCTATGGCACATATAGCTGAAAGTCATTTTGGCGAACTACCTTTAAGTTTTCGTTCAGAACTTAAACGGTTTATAGGTCAAGGAGAGATCTTAACTGCGAACGTGGGATCCAATTTGGACCCCTTAGTTAATTATCTTTCACCCATTTATCCCCCCCCTTATCCAGCATATGACGGTTTGTCAGCTGCGTCTAGAAGGAGTCTTATAGCACATCTTAGATATGCTTTCCTTCTTATTAGAGGAGGGACTAGGCATCGTTGGAGCTTAGTCGGTTCGGTTGAATCGGGACGATTACATAGGGCCAAAGTTCATTTGAGAACAGGCGAATTAGCAGATTTGAATATATTTTCAACATCTGCAATTAATACTGTGGCAACTTCTGACTATCCTGGTACTGTGGATTTTGTACCACATACCAATGGAGGAATAGAGTTTGAAACACCTATGTATACCAACAATTTGTTTGGATTATCATTTTCGGATGATCCATTTGATGTTAGTGATACTAATGTCGATAGCAGCTGGTCACGCAACTTACAAGTTGTTGTACCTATTTCTACTATCATCCCTGCAGATACTTTTTGTAGCCATGATATTGCAACTGGCGAGGATTTTACCCTTGCTTATTTCAATGGAGCTCCAGTATTTGTATACAATTAAAACAGAAAGCGAGAGGACGCTATATAAATTCAGC